AACATGATTTTTTAAAAAACGAAGTGAGGACATAATGACCGAAGTTAATGAAAGAAGATTTATTATATTAGATAAAGAATATAAAGAAAGTGAGTTATCTGCTCAAGTTGTTAATTGGATTATTTGCAAACAAGAAGTTGCTCAAGGTAAACAAAGACATTTAGTTGAAATAGAAAAAGCAGATGTGTTAATTGATTTTTATGATACACAAGTTAAAAAATACATAGAGGTAAAAAATGGCAGCGATAGCAAATCTAAGAGTTGAAAAAGGTTCTACTTTTAGCACAGATGTTACAGTAAAATCAGAGAGTGGAACTGTATTTGATTTAGATGGTTATACTGCAAGTGCAAGTATGGCAAAAGGTTATGATAGTTCTTTTTACTCTAGAACACAGTTTACTTGTACTATAACAACACCTAGCACAGGAATTATAACACTATCACTAACTGCTGACCAAACAAACGCATTAGAAGATGGTAGATATGTTTATGATGTTGAGATATTAAGAACATCTGATAGTACCATAACAAGAGTTATTCAAGGAATAATTACAGTTTCTCCTACAGTTACTATATAATTTCATTATAAATACCTCTAGAGAGAGGAATTATAATGGCGACAGGCAAGATAAGCAGTCAAAATATTACTGCCACCATTGGTGGTTCTAATTCATCAGGACCTTCTAAAGTTTCTGTATCTACACCTAGTGCGTCAACATCATCTACATTATCAGGTCTAACTGATATTTCAACCTCAGGCAAAAGTGATGGCAACATTTTACAATATGTTTCCTCAACCGATAAATTTACAGTCACAGATACATTATCAGCATTATCTATAACTACTTTAACTGCTGGTACTGGAATAATACCTACAGTAAAAGCAACATCTAGTGGTGATGCATTTACAATACCGTCATCTGATGGTACATCAGGTCAAGCATTAATAACAGATGGTTCTGGTTCATTATCTTTTAGTTCAGTTGAGGGTGCATTAAGTGATGCAACCACCTCTACAAAAGGTAAAGCATCATTTAGTTCAGATAACTTTAGTGTTTCTTCTGGTGCGGTTTCAATAAAAGATGGTGGTGTTGCAAACGCCGAACTAGCAGGTTCTATTGCTAATAGTAAATTAGCAAATTCAAGTATTGCAGTTTCAGATGGTTCTTCTTCTACTGCTACTGCATTAGGTGGTACTATTACTTTTTCAGGTACTGCTAATGAAGTTGAAGTGGGTGAAAGTTCAGGCACAATCACAGTAGGTTTACCTGATGATGTGACTATAACAGGTAATCTAACAGTTAGTGGTACTACAACAACTATAGATACTACAAATACAACAATCAAAGACAAATTTGTAGAATTGGGTACTGGCACTACAGGAAGTGCAAGTGGTGATGCAGGACTTGTTATAGAGAGAGGAAGTGATGCAAATGCATTTATAGGTTATGATGAGAGTGCAGATGTTTTTACAGTAGGAACAGGTACTTTTACAGGTGCATCATCAGGTAATTTAACGATAACAAGAGGTGAATTGGTTGCAAATATAGATGGTTCTAATTCAACACTAACTAATATACCTAATTCAGCATTAACAAATTCTGCGATAACTATAAATGGTGCTTCAGTTTCATTAGGTGGTTCAACATCAATTAGCACATCATTAACACTTTCTGCTGATAGTGGTACAAATGACAGTTTTACAACAGGTAGCACATTAACATTTACAGGTGGTGAAGGTATTGACACAACAGTATCAGATGATACTATAACTATCGCAGGTGAAGAGGCAAGTACATCTAACAAAGGTGTGGCATCATTCTCAAGTGATGATTTCTCAGTTAGTTCTGGTGCTGTAACAGTAAAAGCAGGTGGTATAACTAATACACAACTTGCTGGTTCAATTGCAAACTCTAAGTTAGCAAACTCATCTATTACAATTAATGGTTCAGCAGTTGCGTTAGGTGGTTCTACATCTATCAGCACTTCGTTAACACTTGCCGCCGATAGTGGTAGCAATGATTCATTTACCACAGGTTCTACTTTAACTTTTTCTGGTGGTGAAGGTATTGACACAACAGTAAGTGATGACGAAATTACAATCGCTGGTGAAGATGCTACGACAAGCAATAAAGGTATAGCATCTTTCTCAAGTGATGATTTTAGTGTATCATCAGGTGCAGTAACAGTTAAAGCAGGTGGTATAACTAATACACAACTTGCAGGTTCTATTGCTAACGCCAAACTTGCTAATTCATCTATTACAATAAACGGTGTTGCAATAGCATTAGGTGGTACTGTTAACACACCTGGTTCAGATAACCCAATTACAATAGGTGATGATAGTTCTAATCAGTATGATGTTAATTTAGGTACAAGTTTAAGTTTCTTAGGTGGTGAAGGTATAAACACACAAGTTGCAGGTGGTACAGTAACAGTAAGTGCCGAAGATGCAACAGCATCTAATAAAGGTGTAGCATCTTTTTCAAGTTCAGATTTTACAGTTTCATCAGGTGCAGTTTCATTAAAGAGTGGTACTTCTTTTTCTATCGCAGATGATAGTTCAACATCAAGAGCAATTTCATTGGGTGATACTTTAGATATTGTTGGTGAAGGCGGTATTTCAACTCAAATTACAAATAATAGAGTTGCAGTAAAAGTAGGTTCTACACATTTAATACCTGATACAGATGAAGCATATGATTTAGGTTCTTCATCAAATAGATGGAGAAGTTTGTTTGTAAGTGGAGATACTATAAATATAGGTGGCGTAGAACTTTCATCTGATGGCACTGGTGTTATAATACCAAGAGGGTCTAAAATAAAAGATGCAAAAGGAAGTAATAAAAGAATTGCATTAACAAATGATAACGACCAAGTTGTATTGCCAGTTAGTTTTTTTACTACTGCAGGTGGGTTGGGAACTGCAAATGCTGTTTTAGATTTTAAACAAAGAGATGATCCAACATTGACATTTTTAAAGAGTGACGGCACTACACAAGGTGCTACTACATTATTTTCATTTTAAGGAGAGAGAATGACAGATAAAACACCAATCAGAGCAGTCTTTAGTGGGTCTACTGCAACAGGTTTAGCAGAGTATCAATCTGGAGAAAAGATAAGTGTTGCGTTTGGTGGTACAGGTGCAACATCTCACACGGCAAATAGTTTACTTTTAGGTAATGGAACAAGTGCGATACAATCATCTACAATAACATTAGATGGTACAACTTTCGCTACAAGTGATTCAACTACAATTACAATCGCAGAAGGTCTGATAGTAACAGGTGACTTAACAGTTCAAGGCACAACAACAAGTATAGATTCAAGTTCAATAAATGTAACAGATAGATTTGTATTCGAAGGTTCTTCAGCAGACGAACACGAAACAACTTTGATTGTATCAAATCCTAGTGCAGATAGAACAGTTACAATACCAAATGCAACAGGTCAACTTGTTCTTAGAGATACTACAGACACATTAACAAATAAATCTATAAACCTAGCAAATAATACAGTTACAACAACACTTGCATTATTAAATACTGCTGTAAGTGACGCTACATTAGTTGACTTAGATGATGCTCAAACATTAACAAATAAAGTTATTAATGCTAGTAATAATACCTTATCAAATATTGGTAATAGTTCATTATCAAATTCTTCAATAACTATTGGAGATGAATCATCTAATACATTTGACATTTCATTGGGGGATGAATTAAGTATTATTGGTGGAGAAGGCATTGATACTACAGTAACAGGTAATCTATTATCGATTGCAGGTGAAGATGCTACAACTTCTAATAAAGGTATCGCCTCATTTAGTTCAGATGATTTTGCTGTATCTTCTGGTGCTGTAACTGTTAAAGCAAGTGGTATTACGAACACACAATTAGCAGGTTCGATTGCTAACGCCAAACTTTCTAACTCATCTATTACCATAAACGGTTCTGGTGTATCTTTAGGTGGTTCAGTTTCTATTGACACAAGTTTTACACTTGCCGCCGATAGTGGTTCAAACGATAGTTTTTCAACAGGTAACACTTTAACATTCACAGGTGGTGAAGGTATTGACACAACTGTTTCAGATGATGCGATTACGATTGCTGGTGAAGAAGCAACTACATCTAATAAGGGTGTTGCTTCATTTAGTTCTGATAATTTTGCTGTATCATCAGGCGCTGTAACTATAAAAGATAGTGGGGTTGCTAATGTAGAGTTAGTAAATTCATCTATTACCATAGGTGATGAAAGTTCTAATACTTTTGATATTAATTTAGGTGATGAATTAAGTGTTGTTGGTGGTGAGGGTGTTGATACTACAATCACAGGTAATTTATTAACTATTGCTGGTGAAGATGCTACAACATCTAACAAAGGTATAGCATCATTCTCAAGTGATGATTTTGCCGTTTCATCAGGTGCAGTAACAGTAAAGGCAAGTGGAATTACGAATACACAACTTGCAGGTTCAATTGCAAATGCCAAATTAGCAAATTCAGGTATTACTGTATCAGATGGTTCAAACTCTACTGCAAGAGCATTAGGTTCTACAATAACTTTTTCTGGAACCACAAACGAAGTAACAGTCGCAGAAAGTTCAGGTACAATAACAGTTAGTTTACCAGATGATGTAACGATAGGAAATGATTTAACTATTACAGGTGATTTAACTGTAAACGGTGATACAACTACAGTTTCAACAACAAACACAACTGCAACTGACCAACTATTCGAATTAGGTAATGGTAGAACGGGTAGTGCAACAGGTGATGCTGGTATCGTTATTGAAAGAGGTGATGACGCAAACTTATTCATAGGTTATGATGAGAGTGCTGATAAGTTTACAGTAGGAACAGGTACATTTACAGGTGCATCAACAGGAAATCTATCAATCACTAGAGGTGAAATTGTTGCTAATATTGATGGTAACAATTCTACTATTACAAATGTACCAAATTCTGCCATAACAAATTCTTTTATAACATTCGGAGATGAGTCATCAAACGAATTTGATGTTAGTTTAGGAACAAGTTTAAGTTTTGTTGGCGGCGAAGGTGTTGATACTACAATATCAGGTAATCTTATGACAATTGCTGGTGAAGATGCAACAACTTCAAATAAAGGTATTGCGTCATTTTCTAGTGACGACTTTGCAGTATCCTCTGGTGCTGTTACAGTCAAGGCAAGTGGTATCACAAACACACAATTGGCAGGTTCAATTGCAAATGCCAAGTTGGCAAACTCGTCTATCACAGTAAATGGTTCTTCAGTATCATTAGGAGGTAGTGTTACCATCACAGGTTCAGAATTAGATGCAGGAGATATATTCAGTAACGCAAATACTATATCATCAAATGCAACATACACAACGGCATCAACTAAAAACGCATTTATAGTTGGTGATATTACAGTAAGTAGTAATGCTGTCATGGATATTGACGGCAACGGAACACTAGAAATATTGTAAAAAATTAAAGGAGTATAAATAGTCTTATGGCAAGTAAATTAAAAGTAGATGAATTAGCAGGGTCAAGTAGTAGTACAATCGCTTTGGCATCTGGTCAAACACTAGATACTTCTAGTGGTACATTAACATTGGCAACCGCATCTGTAACTAGTGCTCAATTAGCAGGTTCAGTTGCAAATGCAAAACTAGCAAATTCAAGTATCACAATAGGTGATGAAAGTTCAAATGTGTTCGATATCTCATTGGGTGATGAGTTTAGTATTATCGGTGGAGAAGGTATTGACACAACATTAACAGGAAATTTATTAACAGTTGCTGGTGAAGATGCAACAACATCTAATAAAGGTGTTGCATCATTTCATGGTGATAACTTTGCAGTATCAAGTGGTGCTGTAACCATAAAAAATGGTGGAGTTGCAAACGCTGAATTAGCAAATTCATCTATCACAGTTACAGATGGTTCTACAACCACAGCAACAGCATTGGGTGGAACAATAACCTTTGCCGCTGGCGAAGGTATGGATGTAGGTGAAAGTTCAGGAACTATTACATTTTCAGGAGAAGACGCAAGTACGAGTAATAAGGGAGTTGCGTCATTTTCAAGTGATAACTTCGCCGCATCAAGTGGTGCTATTACTATTAAAGATGCTGGTGTGGCACTTGCAGAAATCGCCAACGCCGCCGCAAATACAGTTATTGTAAGAGATGCAAATAGTTCAGGTGTTTTATCAGCAAAAGCAGTTACAAATACTCAGATATTAATTGGTGATGGTACAGGTTTTACCGCCGCCGCCTTATCTGGTGATGTAACTATGACAAATGCTGGTGCAGTTACAATTGCTAATGATAGTGTAGAAGAAGCGATGATGGCAGATGATGCTATAGGTAGTGCTCAATTAAAATCATTAGTTACTATTAATATTCTTGCATCTGACGGTTCAACAGTAGTTAAAACTATATTTACACCAGGTTCATAATTTCCCTTATAAATATTCTTAATTGAGAGGGAACAAATGGCAAATCCATCGACTAAAGAAACACTTAAACAATATGCTTTAAGAGCATTAGGTAAACCTGTTATTGAAATAAATGTTGATGACCAACAAGTAGATGATAGGATAGATGAAGCATTACAATACTTTGCTCAATATCATTATGATGGTGTTAGAAGAACCTATCTCAAATACAAATACACACAAGCAGATAAAAATAGAATTATAGGCGAAGAGAACGAAACTGCTAATCAAGGTACTCAAACAAGTACATCTTGGCAAGAAGATAGAAGTTATCTCATAGTACCAGATAGTGTCATATCTATAGTTAATATATTTCCTTTCTCTGATAAGGGTAATTTAAATCTTTTTGATGTTCGTTATCAAATGAGATTAAATGACCTATATGATTTTTCATCTACATCAATTGTAAACTATGACATTGTATTACGACATTTAGATTTCTTAGACCATGTTCTGGTTGGTGAAAAACCTATGAGATACTCTCAAATGGATAACAGACTATACATTGATATGGATTGGAAAAATGATATACAGGTAGGTGAGTATCTTGTCATAGAGTGTTATAGAAAATTAGACCCTAACGAATATACAGATATTTACAATGACATTTATTTAAAAAGATATGTAACTGCATTAATAAAAAGACAATGGGGTGCCAACCTTTCAAAATTTAATGGTGTAACTATGGTGGGTGGTGTGACATTAAATGGTGGTCAAATAATGCAAGAAGGACAACAAGATATAGAAAAATTGGAAACAGAAATCAGAAGCACATATGAAGAAGCACCACATATGATAATGGGGTAGATTATGGCAGTAAATCATTATTTTCAAGGTGGTCAAGGAATTGGCAATGATAATGAAAAAAAACTCTTTGAAAATTTAATCATAGAGGGTCTACAAATTTATGGTTTTGATGTCTTTTACTTACCAAGAACTCTAGTTAATCGAGATATAATTTTAGGCGAAGATACATTATCTAAATTTGATGATAGTCATATCATTGAAATGTATATGGAATCTAACGAAGGATTTGCAGGAGAACAAGAACTAATAAGTAAATTTGGTTTAGAAATTAGAGAAGATACTACATTTACTTTAGCGAAAAGAAGATGGCAAGATGCTGTAGATAGTTATCATACTATGATTGTTGAAGGTAGACCTAACGAAGGTGATATAATATATGTGCCTTTGATGAATTCTTTCTTTGAGATACAATTCGTAGAAGACCAAGAACCTTTCTTTCAATTAGGTCAATTACCAGTTTATCAATTAAAAGTTACAAGATGGGAATACTCATCAGAACAATTGAATACAGGTATTACAGATATCGATAGTGCAGAAGACCAATACTCTTTAGACCAATTAAACTTTCAAGTAGAATTAGAAGAAGGCACATTAGATGACTCTACAGCGTCTTATTTATTATTAGAAAATGATAGTGCCGATGGTAAAAAACAATACTTTATTGATGAGAGTTATGATTTACAAACACAATCTAAATATGCAGATAATAATGATTTAGATTCAGAAGCAGGTTTCGATACAGCAAGTGTTGCTGATGATATTTTAGATTTTACAGAAAGAAATCCATTCGGAGAGGTTGACTTATAATGTTCGGAAAATATTTTTATAACGAAGGATTAAGAAAAGTTACAATTGCATTTGGTGCTATATTCAATAACATTACTGTGCAAAGAACTGACTCAGATGGTAATGTTGTACAATCAATAAAAGTACCTCTTGCATATGCACCTAAGGAAAAATTTTTAGTGCGATTAGAACAACAAGCAAGTTTAGATGATAGAGAGTTTGCAATCACATTACCTAGAATGGGGTTTGAAATTAAAACTTTAGATTATGATCCGAGTAGAAAACTAACTAGACTTCAAAAACATAAATCTGTAAAGAGTAGTATTAGTGGTAAGGTCTTAGATTATAATTATACACCTGTTCCATATAACATAGGTTTTGATTTATCTGTGTTTACTGCAACTGCTGAGGGTGGTTTACAAATAGTAGAACAGATATTACCTTTCTTTCAACCTGATTATACAGTAACAATAAATGTTGTTCCTGAATTAAACTTAAAAAGAGATGTGCCTATTATATTAGGTAATGTTGGATTTTCTGATAATTATGACGGTTCATTTACAAACAGAAGAGCAGTAATTTACACATTATCATTTACTGCTAAAACTTATCTATATGGTCCTGCTACAACACAAA